AGTTCTCCGTATAGCTTAATTTTACGCAGCATAACGAATCCTTTTACCTATACATTTTAACAGCCATTCATCTAATAGATCACGACTTGATAACCTATTTTGTAAATGATGTAAAACTGTTTGCTGTCCTAAGTAAACACCAATATGATTTAATCCGCTACTACCTATTGACATTAATAATAAATCTCCATACCTTAAATCTTCTGTTGGTAACAATTCTCTAAATCCTGTTTTTGCAAAACAATCTGCAAACATTGGATTTTTTATAAATTCTTCTGATGATTTTGGTCTTACCCAATCTATAAGTTCTATGTTTAATTCTTCTTTATACCAATCTCTACACAAACTCCAACAATCAGTAACACCCCAAACCCATTGCCTACTTATAAGAGGAGCTTTATAGCCACAAGGTTCACAGTATCCCCATTGTTTTAAATTAGGTTGAATAATCCACCATTTTAAATCTGATTTTTCACACGCTACTCTATCTGCTTCACTTGGATTAGGACTTGTAACAGGATGGCTATGAACAACGGCAACTATTTCTCCTTGATCTTCCGCTTCTACCCAACAATCTGCATCAATAATGAATTGATCTGTGGGTTCAAAAGCTAAATTTTTACAAGGAAAATATACTTCTTTACCTTTTTTAATTATTAAAAGACCACAAGATTCTCTTGGATCTTCTTGTACTGCGTGTTTTAGTGCATCATCTCGCCACATTATGAGAAAAACGTACCAATGCCAGGAAAATCTGCTGGTAGTACTTGTCTTTTCGGTAATCTAACACCATGTATATCATAAGTAGCAGCTAATTCAAATTCAATAATTTCTCTATTTTCTGTAGTTTTTCGATCAATTATAAAAATTTGTTCATCAAAAGTAGCAGTAGGATCTGGAGTACCAAATGGATTTATACCTTGATCCATGTCTATTGCAAAACCATCTTCTAGTAATAAGTTTGAACCATTTTCTAAAAGAATTTGACCACCTGTAAAGTTTGCATTATCAACATATCTAGCTAAAGTTCTTACTCTTGTAACTTTTGCTCCTTCTAATCCTTGAGGAAGTGTAAGTAATATTGTTGTAAAAGTTCCTAATATATTAGATATTCTTAATCTTGGTCTAGGAGTTTGCTTGCCATTAAATTCAAATCCTTCAGCTTCTATTGGCATTTTTGTATATTCAATATTATTAAAAACTAAATTGCTATTTCCATTAGTATTCGTTCCATTATGAAAATAATACTTTGTATTAGATCCATGAATAGCAGTAATTAACTCAAGCTGAAAAAGCTCAACAATACTACTAGGATTTATTTTCTGTAATTCTGATACAGGAACAGCCATTAAGGTTCAAATACTTGTTGAAATGTCATGTTCAAACTAGCCCTATTTAAGAAAGGTATTCTTTTAGTCCATTGAAGGCATATCCATTTATAAGCAACAGCACTCCCAGGAGGTTGCCAATCAAAAGAAGCACCATCATCTGCTCTTGCTTCAAGGAATGTTTCTATCACATCAGAATCCGATTCAGAGACATCAAAAGTTAAAGCCCAAACGTAAGGTCTTGTATTTAATCCAAACTTAATCCTATGTTGGTAGCCATCATTAAATTGTGTGGCTCGTATTTGTGAAGATGTTGTTTTTTGAGCATTATACGAAGGATTTATAGAGGGAAAGGTAGCCATTATCCTAATAAACCTCCTGGTCTTTTTTGTTTTATTAATTCTGATTGTATAGCAACAGAAATTAATTGACCAAGTTCTCTACCCTGTTGTTCATCTCCTTCAACAGAAGAACCAGAGGCATCTACGTTTACAACTATATTTGTAGATCCTCCAAGCATTTCATTAGGTGTAATCATTCCCGATACACCTGGGCTAAACATTTCTGGACCACGTTCTCCTACCAGATAACTACCACCCTTCATAACAGGACCACCATTTGCTCTTACTCCAACTGTCCTATCAGTAAATCGACTTGGAGTTTTTACATCATATAAACTTTGTCCTTCTTTAACTCCATAAGGATTGCCACCAAAAAATTTAAATCCAATACCTAAAATAGACATTTGTATTTGTTTTACAATCATCTGTGCAGCCATATCCAAAAACATATCTGCTGTTCGCTGGAAAAGATTTGCTAATGCTTGTTGAGCACTCATAGAACCTTTAATTAAACCTTTAAATGATTCTCCAAATGCACCACCAACTGTTTCTGCTAATGTTGTTAATTGATTAATAGGGTCCATTAACATTTCTAATTCATCTCTTACAGCAGCAATATTATTAGTTAATTTCAATCCCATAGCACGTTCAAATTCAACTCCTAACTGATTAACAGCAGCGGTTTTCTCTTCTAAATTTTCTCCTAAAATTTTATCAATTCTAATATCTCTAATATCTTCTCCTGTTACTTCAGCGTTACCAGCACCAGGTCCTTGTCCAAAAAGATTTAAATATTTATTACCTAAAGTTCTACCAAATCCCATAAAACGATCAAAAGGATTTACTTTATTTTTATTTCCTATTTTTTCATTTTCCCTTACTTTTATAATTTCATCTTGTAATTTTTTCTGAACTTTTAAACTACCTTCAGTTCTTAACATCATTAATAATTGATCTGCTCTCTCTCTACCAATAATTTCTTCAGCCTCTTGAATATCATTTATCAACTGAACATTGGTTTTTAATCCTTTAATTAAATTAAATGTAGCTTCATCTCCAAATGTAACTAATAAAGAAGTCCTCATTGCAGCATCAAAAGCTTTAAAACTTTGTGCAGCTTTTAAAGCTTCTTCTTTTGTCAGACCTAAAGTTTTACCTAATCTTTTAATATCCTCAGATGTAAATGTTGCTGAACTACCAGTAGCTAATATTGATTTATTAACTTTATCAATTTGTTTTTCAAACTCTTGTCCTTCTGCAATTCTTTGAGCTATCGCAGTACCAGCTATAGATAAACCAAATCCAAATGGTCCTCCTAATGCTCCACCAACTGCACCACCAATACCACCACCAGTAGCACCTAAAGCACCCTGACCAAATAACAGAGGAAAACCACCACCAATAAGTCCACTTGAAAGTGCTCCTGATAATCTTCCACCTCTTCCTCTAGAGTTAGCAAACATACCTCTAGGATTTGCACCTGTACCAATACCTAAGCGACCAAGAGGACCTGGTCTTACAGGACCAATAGGTTGAGAATAGGCTTGACTTCCAAATGCTTGAATCCCTTGAGCTTGATTCTGAGCAACTATTGTACTTATTTTCTTTGTATCAGCTTGTATTTTTTTGGCATTTTTATTAAATTCTTTAAAACCACCACCTAATTTTTCACGATTAGATCCAGCAGCAACAATCTCTCTCATTTGTTGCGAAGCTGCAATATTAGATAAAACTCTCCCTTTAAATACAGATTCAGCTTGTCCTGGTCCAATTCCACGACCACCAAGAGCTTGAACTTTTGCTGCACTAACAGCTTGTGCTGTTTGTCTATTTAATTCTCCTTGTATTAATAATTTTTCATTTTGTTTTGCTGCTGATCTTTGTTCTAAAGATAATAAAGATTCTTGTAATCTAATTTCATCTCGTTTTAAAGCTAAAGTTCTTTCTAATTTTTCTCCGACAGGAGATGTCTGACCTAATAAAGATAAAGATTTAAATTTTGGATCAATTCTATTTCTTGAACTTTCTGCAACATTTCTCCTAACCCTATTGCTACTTGATGATTGAGCAACACCAAATCTTCTAGTTTCAATCTGTTTTAAAATACGAGCTTCTTCAGATAGCTCTTTATTTAATGCTTTTTGTGTTTTTAGTAATACTTCTCCTGCTCTAGTAAATGTATTTGTACCAACTGCTGCATTTCTTAATGCAACTTTAGCTTTATTAACCTCTTCAGCAAGTTTATTGATAGTTTTAGGAAATTTATTTGCGTTTTCTGCTAATGCCTTATTAAACCCTCTAATTTCTTGATTTACAGCTTTTACATCTTTTTTAAGTTTTACTAATTCTTTTGCACCTTTTAAAGCAACAGCAATATCAATATTATAATTAGCCACTTGCTATAAAAACTAAAACATTTTCTCTATATTACCTCTTTTTACCTCGTAAAGCACTAGATCTTTGTGCTTGTTCTTTTTGTTTTTCATATTCTTCATTTTCAATTT